AATTCATTCTAAGTGGAGAGTCTGTAATAATAACGTCAACATTTCCGAAAAGTTGTTTAATTTGATATGATGCACAACCATCTATATAAAATTGATTTTCAAAAAATTCTGTATTTTGTTTATATGCTTCTACTTTAGTTTGTTCAGTAATCAATTCAGCATTAACATTATGTATTTTTAATTGTGAAAAAATATAAGCAGCACAAGTTGATTTTCCTGAACCTGGGCCGCCATAAATATTTATAATAAGAGATTTCTTCATAATATGAAATATTAACTTTGTTGTGCTAGTAGCAGGACTCGAACCCGCATTTACAGTTCCATTTACAGTTACTTGTTCCGTAGACAAGCCTGACTACACTAGCATAAAAGCAGGTGCATCCCGATTCGAACAGGAAATTACGGACTTGGAAACCGTCGTGTTACCATTAACACTATGCATCTATAAAATCTTTTTTACTTTAGAAGAAGTCAGCGAGGTGGGATTTGAACCCACGTGGGATTTCTCCAGCAGATTAAGAGTCTGCCCCAGTCGACCAAACTTTGGAAACTCGCCGATAAAAGTGAGCGTGAGAGGATTTGAACCTCCGATGGAGAAAACTCTCCGACAGATTAAAAGTCTGTTCGATTAACCAAGCTATCGGAACATGCCCATTTAAGAAGTGAGCGTGATAGGACTCGAACCTACCTAAGCCAAATTAAAAGTTTGGTATACAACCTCTGTATCACACGCCCATTAAGATAAATTGTGTTTCCATTTAATTCTGGCCACTTTCTATCCCAATGGACTGAACAGAAAGTTATGGCCTCTGTTTCTTTTTCATCTTTTAATCCTTTAGACAACCGGGTGAGATTTGCACTCACGAATCGACAGTTTTGCAGACTGCGCCATTAGACTACTCTGGTACCGATTGATAAACTGCAGTATCTCACTTAGCTTCGAAGATTCAGCTCGACTTACAGAATAATTTATTTTGAGACTTCGCGATTGTCTCCCAAGGCTTTAAAAATTATCAAAAAAGTTGTTCTTGCTCCCCCATTGAGTCGAACAATGTGTGATAGTTTGTAAAACTATTCCTCAACCCGTCGAGGACAAGGAGCGAGTCATTTTAGTTGTCCAAGGTGGAGTCGGACCACCGTTACAGGTTTATCAGACCTGGGCACTGACCGTTGTACTACTGGACAATAAGTGAACGGATATTCGGCTAAAGACCGAATATCTTCCCAGCTTATACGAGCCGAAAAGCTTGTAATGGTTGGGAAACTTCCTGCTTCGCAGAACTTCGTGGTTCTCCACAGGCATTTGTACTTTCGGCTCGTTCCCTGCCTACTAATGAGGAGTGTTTTTACCCTCTACATTTTGAGCTGAAGGTTCTTATGTTACTTCTAGAGCAGCTACTTATTTCTCTACAATATAATTAGTACATTTTTCAAAATGTACCTTATTTTGAGCAGATTCATATGTTTGGCTAAAGACCAAACATTTTTCTCTGCTCGTTTTTATATAAAAGTCGCAGAAGAATTTCGAAATCTCAACCTCCGAATTGGCAATCCGGCGCTCTGCCTTTGAGCTACTACGACATTCTAATAAATAGACTCAGTAGGAGTCGAGTCTGCTAAACCTCCTTGCAAGGAAGGCATGGCACCTCGTCATCTCTGGCCCATAATCTGGAGCATATCGGATTTGAACCGATCACATCTAGTGTGCAAAACTAGTACTCTAGCCAACTGAGTTAATGCCCCATATAAAAAACATATAGAATAATACTTGCAAGTTATAATTCAAACCCAAATCGAAGTAACTCGCAAAAGCTGCTTATATGTTCTTAGCGAAAGCCATAGGATTCGAACCTACAATCTCTACCAACCATAGGTAGTGATGAAAGAAAACAACTAATACTCGTTAAACTTTCTAGTTATTTTCCAGACCAATTCATCTCTGCTTTCAAAGCGGAAGCAGCAGGAATTGAACCTGTAAAACACCTCCAATTTTACGGTTGGATGGAGAATCGAACTCCAGCTACGCTCATCACGCAGAACAATTTTCAAGATTGCTACCCATGCCAACTAGGTGTTCCCAACCATTATTCATAAAGTCTTATAAAATCCTTTCCATATGTTTGTTCAACATATTCAAGATAGGGTTTTATAGTGTTTTTATCTATATACTTTAACTGATATGGAAAAGCAAATTCTTTTGCTTTTACCTGTTCAGTAAAATATCCTTTAACTTCAACATAGATGCCATTCTCAATAAAATCGGGCTTATATTTATGTTGTTCTCCATTAAACTCATAAGGAAAAAGTTTTTCATTTCTTTCAAATTTTATATTATGATCTAAGTTATAAATTACATAAGCAAGCTCCCAACTTGAATCACAATAATATCCTTTATAAGTTCCTTTCTTACCTCGTCCGCTTCCTTTACGATAACCGCCAGAAAGCTTATTATTTTTGCAAGTTTCAGAAATTTTCTTTTTAGTCTCCTCTGAAACTTTATGTCCTATATACTTTAATGCATTAGGATTTGCTTTACAATATTTTTCATGTAAATTTTTCGCACTCAATGGTGTATAGCTCTCTTTGTTACAAAAAGAACAAATCCAATGTATTTTAGTATGAGTATTCGCTGGAAACCCTCGCTGAATACTATGATTAGTTTTTCTATGCTCCTGCATTTTTTGTCTTGTGGGAAACTGTTCATTACAAATAGAACAAACCCAAGTATATTCTTTTTTAGGTTTTTTTAAACAATCATGCTTAAAAAAATCTTTCTTAGACTCAAAATGCTTATTACAATAAGGGCATTCACAGGCTTTGCTACACTTTAATTTTGAAGCTTCATTTGCCTTCTTCTGTCCTTTCAAACTTGCATATTTTTGTTTGCATTTATATCCACAAAATCTACCGCTTCCATAAGCACCATTATGTGATTTACCACAAACTTCACATTTATATACTATACTATTCATATAGTAATTAGTATAAAATCAAGTCAACTGCTATAAGCCTAACTTGAATACCATCCAAAATATTTGATGAAGACCACCATAAATGTCGCTTTATTATTGACCATTAAAAGTCGGGATGGCAGGATTTGAACCTGTGACCTCGTGCTCCCAAAGCATGCGCTCTACCAGCTGAGCTACATCCCGATAAATAATATGTTACCAACAGTTTATACTCTGTGCAACCTAAAAGGCTTGCATACTGACTTGTATGCGCAACATTTTTTCTGGTATGATGGAGTTGAACCACCGCCCCAAGTCTCCAAAGCTCGCATGCTACCGTAACACCTATACCAGATAGAAAATAAAAAAAGGTCTTTCATTTCTGAAAGACCTTAAGTAAAAACACAACTCTTATTTATATTTTCACTTAAAGTCTTTCTCCTTTTTACCCCATTTAGAAGAACAAGGCACGATACGAGGGGCAACTGCTTTTGCAGATGCAATAGAAGAGGCGCAAATAACTGAACAAATACAAATATTTTTCTTCATAATGTCTTATTCTCCTTTATATTAAGTTTATACTATAATTAGTACAGTTACCAAAAATAACTTAATAAAATATTAACATTGTTTTTAGTATTTTATTAAATTATCTTAATAAAAATAAGAAAGCTGAGATTTATTGACTTTCCACTGCGTCCATCTTTGTCACTTTCGTAACTCTACCACACTATTATTTCTAATAGTAGAACGCATAGCGACCTAACTATAGGCATTTACTACTAACAAACTTATAAACTACTCGTTTCATCCCTAGCGGCTTGGGGGCCTAAGTTGCCTCCCGGCAATTACCAGTTGATTACTTCTTTGGCTTCTTAATTTTCCTTGCGGTACTCATTAAGTCAACATATTACAGTTGAATAACGCTATTGTCATTTGCTAGTGATTAGCACTTTTGCTAGAAATCATTATCCTGGTGCAAATTATTGGAATTGAACCAATTACCTATTGTGCCTAAAACAACTGCTCTACCAAATGAGCTAAATCTGCTATTAAATTTTGTTTCGGTGAATTCCCTTAGAAGACGAGGCTAATCTTGCTTCCATGGTACCTTTTGAGTACTTTAGAAAACTTCGCCTTCTTACTTTCATCAGCTACGATTACTAATTCTACTGATTTCTTTGCGTTACCTGACTTTACAGCTTACGCACGTACTTTTGTTCGTTACCAACTCTGTCTGAATTTTGCACGTTCTTATTAGTTGGCAAACAAAGTTTCTTGTCTGTCTTGCCTTTAGAGCTTGACTCAAGTCCGTTATTCTACCGGACGGAACCACTATTATCTCAGTTATTAAACCATTGACAACGCCATAGTCCCATGAAACTTGTTGTTTTCTCATGAAGTGATAAATCACCGCCATACCTTTATGAATACGACTTTCGCGGCTTATGTATTCACCGTTTATTCTAACGACCGGAAACCAGCCGGTGAACCTGAAGGTTCGATTGAATTACTGATGATTGAGCCTCTATGACCTTGCAGTTAAGTAATTCATAATAATATTAACAAACTTTTTGAAAACTTATTAAAAAAGATTGAGAATTAGTGAAAAAGTATTTTTTTAGCGAGCTAACCAACTGCTCTACAGATCTCACAAATGGAGAACTGGTAGGACTCGAACCTACGACCTCTCGCATGATAGGCGAAGTAACTTTTTCAGTCTGCATCAATCTATAATTATCTCTTAATTAGAATATACCAATAACTAAAAATAAATTCAAAATAAATTTAATTTTTTAAATATATAAAACTCTTTTGCAGTATGTTGTCCAGCTATAATAGTAACAAAACATACAGCAATAGATATAACAAAATTTATAGTTGAATTTGGACTCAAAATTTTGTCAATGGCTGATAAAAATCCAATTGACAAAAGTCCTGCCCAAAAACCAACATCAAATCTTGTAAAAAGAGATTTTTTCATAAACTTTTATGTAGGACTCGAACCTACGTTTCCGACTGTCCGCGCCGGTGTTCTGACCAACTAAACTAATAAAAGTCTTCAATGCTACCCTCAAATCCGTCGATAAAGGACATCTACTCTTATATTTCGTCAAATATAATTCTAATTAAAAAGATCCTCTCTACCAGCATTATCTGTTATAGAGAGGCAAAAAAGCAGAGTCGGTACTATTTAATAGATTTCGCTATTTTGCGTTGAGGAGATTGGACTCACTCCTTGACCTACTCAGATACCCTTTAATTAATTGCACCTTTATTCTCACCTTCGTGACCACCATCGTGGAAAATGCAATATTATATTAACATAAATTGAACTCTTTATTTATAATAGAGTTATTTTTTATATAAAACTTTATACCAACTTCTAATTATTTTTTCTTCATTTTTATGAAGCCATATCATAAGTTGATCTTCATTTATAAAGTTATTTGGAATTATATTTCTATGAAATAGAAAATCAATTAACTCTCTATCATGAAACGCTTGAACATATTGTCTCCAATTAGTTCTTCTAAATGAAACATTAGAAGCACCAGGCTCTAAATCGGATGCTAAAGGACGATGAACAAGAGTTTTTTCAACTTTTTTATAAGTTGGTTCCCAAGTTGTCCAATGCTTATGAAAATGTCTTCCATATTTACCTACATTTGGATTGAAAACCCAATCATCATGTGCTTCTTTATGCCACCCAACTATAACTTTATAAAACAATTCATATTTAACTGTTATGAATTTAGCATTTCTATAAATTTGATATTCTTCCCAAAGATTATACCAAACATCATAGTAAACATAATGCTCTTTTAAAGCTATGTTAAATTTATTTCTAAGAGTAGAAAGAGTATTTTTAAACTTTCGTCTTCCATCTGAAGGCCAAGACCATGGATCAGCATTTTTGCTACCAAAATCTCTACCTTTTAATACAATCTTTTCAGAAGGGTGGAGATTGTTTTCATCACTGTCAATACTATCAAAAAATCTTATCTCATCTTTTAATAAAAGATGGACTTTTCTTCTTACTGAACGATGGTACTTTGTTCTACAGTCTTTGTCACCTCTACAAGAAGGATGATAACCTTTTCTATAACTTCTGCTCATATGTTTTAAGTTCTCCTATAACTTAAAACACTGCATACTTTCTCATTAAATTTTCTCCTTAAAAAGCTAAGTGCAGGGACAGGTTCATTATTTGCAACCTGCACTTTCCATTGGAACCACACAAATATCACCGTAACCTGTCGTGGCAGCACATGCTCGAGTTTGACAATTTATAAAGCGGTCAACTCTGGTTAACATGCTTGTTTTACAACCGCTAGCAGTCTAAACGTTCTCAACTGCTTTTAGAGTAGATGGGATTTGAACCCACGCACGTTCTCTTTTTTGCAAAGAGCCGCTCTACCGCTGAGCTACTACTCATATCACTGTATCATTCTATAGCTTTTATTGCGCAATTATATACTATAATTCAACAGCTTAACCATAGATAGATTATACCAATCTAGTATCATTTAGTCAAAAAATAGTGAATAAAAAACCCACCATTTGTAAACTACTGCTGATTTACAGTGTGTCTACCTGCTTTTGCCTGAGCTTCAATGGCATCCCACTGTTTGATATAAGCATCAGCAAACAATGCTTCTTTTCCAGTCCATCCATACATAAATGCTGTACGGTAGCTCATTTCTGGAATAAGAACATTATCATATCCCGCTGTTTGGCAACTAAAAAAGTTACACTTGGAATTTACTTTTTTACGATATTCCTGAATGAGTGCATAAACATTAATCATACGGCCTTTACATCTGAAGTTTCTGTATTCATCAGCGTCAACACCATATAATCCACCTGTTCCTGCTTGTTGGTCTGAGAAAATGAAAATATTATCATAAACTTCTTTCTTTTCAATTGCATTCTTGAAGAATAACCAAATACCATTCTCAGTACCACCACCAACGTCATCAGCTCTATTGTTTGTTAAAAGCTTTGTTTGTGCAAGAGCGCCATTTCTCTTAGAAACTGGAGATGTGATAAGTCTGTCACCAAACTTACCAACATAGCCTTCATCTGAAGCTTTTGCAATCAAAATTGAAGATAAGTTGTCAATTTCTGCAATAGTACATCTACCATATTCTGAATTAAATGTGCCCCAAGCAGAACCTGAGTTGTCAGATAAAACCATTGTTTTTCCTTTCAACTTTGGTAAATTATCAACTGCAATGTCCATACATTCTTCGATGGCATCTAAAATTAAAGTCTGGTGATTGATACCTGAAGCCTGTTCAATCATCTGATATGCGTTCCAATATCTAAATGGGAACTGCTTACCTTTAAGGACTCCATTTTTCAAATCTTCCAAAACTTTCTTACAGAACTCTGAGTCTTCTACCTCTGTAAATATATTTCTCAAGTTGCGTAAAAGCGACATATGGGCCATACACCCTGACTCATAAATTTCACGCCAACTCATTCCAGCAGAGCGCTTTTGTTCCCAAGTTTCCTTGTCTTCAGTAACCTTTACTGTACCTGTCTGCATTAACTCATTCAAAATTGGTGAGTTTGCATGAGAAATACGAACGCCGTTGATCATACCAATTTCATAGTTCTTATATTTGTTAACAGCATAAGCGTCTAAAGAGCTAAGTTTTTTAGCAATAGACTTTTTCAAAATTGTTGGGATCTTATTCTTTTTACCATTATTAATGTACATATAATATGCAAGCTGTGTAAGTGGCTCATCAGCACGAGACATAACCAATTTTTCTACAGCTGCAAACTTTCCAGGATTTGCATTACAGAAATCAGCACGTTTTGAATGGATTGCTGCACGTACCATAATAACCTGTGGATTAAGGCGCATATTATATGTTTTACGCAATTCTACTGCAAAATCCAAAGTTCCACCAAAATCGTAATCCAATGCCTTATCAATAGCTTCAGTAAATACCTCTGTTGTTGATTTTCCTGCATTAGCAGAAAAAATTGCATACATAGCTGGATCTGTAAATTCTTTCTGCCAAGAAAACTTTCCATCTTTTACATCTTTTCTGTAATAAGAAGCTTCACCAAAAATTGAAGAAGCTGATATCAGTTTAAGAGTATTAAGTGGATTTAACTTGTAAGAGTCACTACCCATAAAGTTTGTAACGATCTCATCAGGTCTAAGTTTATTCACCTCATTCATCTGAGATACTGCTTTAGACATTTTGCTCATTTCTATAAGCCCTCCTTATAAGTTTATTAAAATAAAAAAGCACTTACCAAAATGATAAGTGCTTTTCCAATATTTAAATTAAAATGCTTAAGTATTGTTTTAACAGAAATGTGAACCGTTCACAAATTATATTGGAGTTAAACCAATATCCTCAAAACGCGCAAGGAAGTATCTGTCAAATCTGCATCAAGCATGTTATTTTATATGTAAAAAACACTTAAGAAATAATGAATGAGTTTTAATTTTACAATCATAAAATGGCAATTGTGAAGTAACTCATTCAGCCGCATTAAGTATATTTTATATATTAACAAAAAATGTGAAAATTACTAAAACTTTTTCAATTTTTCCTTAATGATCCTTGGGCAAGTCGTACTTAATCAATAATCATTTGTTCATTTTCACTAAAAGTCTTAAAGACTTAAACCTTTACATGTAGTTGAAGTAACCAGAATTACTGCATCCCTTGTCCTTAGATGATCATAGAGAATATCAACTCAGGTTTGCTCATAAATTATAAAAATTCATGATAGTCTCTTTAGCATTCTCATGCTCGTTCAAAAGATGACCAGTCTTATGAACTATTGATGCTGACAGGGCTCGAACCTGCATAAAAATAACTGTTTAGAAGACAGTTTGCACATCCAGTTGGCACACAGCATCATACAATGAGTTTAGTTATACTCTCAAAAAAGAGTCGAGATTTTTAGAAGACTCTTTACCTGGCTTTTGACCAAATTACTAAAACTTTAATAATTCCTTCTTGGTAATCTCTAACTTTTTATCATATTGAAAAAAGCTTAAAATGTTTCTGCAAAACCTTCTACTTACTGGAAACGGTTTGTAGCATCTCATTTTTTCCTTAGTTTTCCTTACCTGGCGCTCCTCCGCCTTACATACAGTTTGTTACTGTAACGCTGGGCCCTTCGTCAATTAGAACTTGTAAGTAGTTGTATTTTAATATTAACAATTAATTCTTAAGAGAAGCAAGTCCTAGCATTATAAATAATGCAATAATATCTATAACTAAAACTATAGTAGCTACACCAAATAATACTTTCATTTTAACCCCGCAAAAGGACCTATCCGGAATTGAACCGGACTTCACTCTTTAGGAGAGAGTTGTTTTGTCCGTTAAACTATAGGTCCAAAAAATTATATATGAGTATATAATACACATTAATATTCTAATAATTATCCAAAACAAGAAATGAAAAATAAGGAAAATGGGTGGAAAAGTTCCACCCTTCTATTAAAAAGTTATTTCAATAAAGCTAAAACATTCTGTGAGTTTGTGTTTGCTTGACTCAATAGAGACACTGAAGCTTGCTGCAATATCTGATTTTTAACGTGGCTAGTGATTGTTTTTGCCATATCGGTATCTCTTATGCGAGATTCTGAAGCTGCAAGATTTTCACTTGCGATGTCAATTCCTTTTTGAGTCATCTCCATACGATTCATTGATGCGCCAATATCAGCTCTGCTTTTATTCACAGTTTTTAATGCTTCATCAACTGTTGCCAAAGCCATATTAGCTGACTCAGGATCAGCTAAAGAAATTGCTTGTTCAGTACCGTCCTGTCCTGCACCTTTAAGACCTAAGGCTGAAGCTGACATATCACCCAACTTAACAGTAAAGTTTTGGTCTACGTTTGCTCCGACCTGCAATCTAATGCCATCTTCTGCAAAACGACCACTTAACAAAGTCATTCCATTAAATTCAGCAGTTTGTGAAATGCGGTCAACTTCTGACACAAGTTGTTCTACTTCAGTTTGTAGCATTGCTCTGTCTTCATCACTATAGATACCGTTTGCAGACTGTACTGCAAGTTCTCTAATGCGCTGAAGAATGTCTGTAGTAGAACTCATATAACCTTCAGCAGTTTGAAGCATTGAAACGCCATTCATAACGTTTCTTGACGCTTGATTAAGTCCTCTGATTTGAGAACGCATTCGTTCTGACACAGATAAACCTGATGCATCATCTGCAGCAGAGTTGATTCTCATACCACTAGACAATTCTTTTGATGTTTTTAACACATTAGCTGTGTTAATGCCTTCCATACGACTTGCAAAAGCCGCACTTTGATTAAAATTGATTAGCATAATTTTAGCCCCTCCTTTAGGCTTGTAATGGCATCCTTGCCATACATTCTTAAAAACCCTTCAACAAAAGCTCTTTTATTTAAAGAAGAATTTGCTGCGTTTCTTAATTTTTCTACAATCTCGAAAATAGAATCCGCATTAATTGAGTCTATAGAGTCCTCTCCAGCGTAATCAGAGTCTATCTCTAGTAGTCCATCTATTCCAAGTTCTTTTGTATATTCATTAATAATTTCAGGCACACGATAAGAATTAAGATTATCTTCATACTGTGAAGCAGCTTTCCACATAAGTCTAAATAAATATTCTTTACAAGCATCTTCAGTAAAGTCATTATAATCTACAAGATTATGCTGATGTCTTAAAAGATCTTTATCATTTTTGTTTAAAATAACATATTCTCTCTCACTTTCATCAGTAGACTCACCATCATCTGAGTCAATACGAGTATAACCATCATATCCCTTAAAAGCTAAAAATAAAGCAAAATTTATGTTTTGTTCTACAGGAGCGATGTCTTCATTAAAGTAGTCATTATAGTCCTCTACTTCGTCCTCATCATTCAAGTCAAAAAACTTTGATGGATCAATATCTTTTTCCAAGATATTTGGACCAAAGTCTCGAGCATATTCTTTAGAAACTGCCCAAAATGTAAAACAATTTAAGTAACGATATTCTTTAAAGTTTCTTTTAAAATCATCTCGATATTCTTCTCTTATTCCACGATATACTTTCATATTTTTATATAAACTCCTATGAAACTTTTTCTACCAATCCATTTCGCGTCTTTGTTTATACTGTTCTGCAGGTTCACAGTACACAACGCATTTATCACGAATTGAAGGGTCAAGGTCTTCATATGAATCACCACCGTGCATTCTTTCTTCACCTGCGGCAGTAGTCACTCCGATATGAACTGAACCTAATCCTATAATATCATCAAATGAATGTGCGCCGCTGTTTTCTCCAAGTAAGTCATCTATAGCATCTCGGAAGTTATCAGCATCATATTCATCTTCTGTGTCAAGTGTTACTGACCAAAGCTTTTTGCTCTTTGTATAAGAATCAAGAATCTTTACTTTTGATTTTTTAGCTGCTTGTTTGTAGATCCATTTCATTTCATCTCTTTCAGAATCAAAACTAGGTTTAGATATTGATGTTTGTACTTTACTTAAACGTTTTTTAATTTTAGGAAGTTCTACTGAAACAAACTTATCATAGATTTCTTTAAAGAGTTCATTGCCTTTTGTCAATTTTTCAAGATACCCAGGTTGACTTGCTTCAATATAAGTGTTACTATCAGACGAAATCTCAAGCTTTTCAATCAAATCTTCTGGGTTAGTGAAAACTCCATAAAGTATTTTCATCATATCAAGTTCTTGCGTAATGTTCTTATGTAACTTATAAGAAAGATATTTTCCAAGGTACCAAAGAAACTCTGCTATTGTATTATTTTCATCCGACTTTGTGTAGTCCTCTGCATCATAATAATCGTTTGCTTTATTTTGATAATATTTTCTTGCATTGTCAACTTCTCTAAATCCAAGATTTACACCCTCTCTTAAGTTTGATTCTTTCAAGTTGCCTTTAGAAGCAAGTCTTTTATTCAGCATTTTGTCAATGTTGACTGTTTTATAGTATGCGAGAGGCTCACAATTATCTATAAGTTCTTCAAATGGTGTATATTCTCCATCTCCGTATCTTGCAACATCGCCTAGATATTTTCTACCAATCTCAATTGCACATTTTGACCATTCATACCAGCTGTCTTCATTATGATTTTGTATTTCTTTTACAAGTTCTTCTAGTCTTTCGGCATCTTCTAATTTAAGAACTTTATATTCAGTCTCTCCAACTACTTCAATTTCGTAATCTCCTACCCATTCACCAGCTGGGAACTCATCACTATCCATATAATCTAAAGCTTCTTCTTCAGAACTAAATGGAAGTGCTTTGTGAGTACCGTCTTCTAAGTTGAAGTGTAGGATAACAGACTCTTTTAAGTTTGAGCCTGATTCTTTAAGTATGCTTTTAAAAAGTATTTTACTATTCATTTTTTCTTCCTCTTAGAGAAATTAGTAAAAAACTACTTTTTTATTTTTTGAGCGGCTTATTCGTAGAAGCTTTTAATTTCATTATTCCATTCATCAGACTCCCAGTCTTCAGAAGCTGAGTTTATATCTTCGACAAAATTATTTACAGTAGTAACAAACTCTTCTCTAAAGTCAAAAAAATCTTGTTCAAAGAAATAATCAATTTCGTCTGAGTCAAATACATTATAAATAGACTCTTCTACAGATTCTGTGTTCATTTTAGAATAAAGTTCTTTTACTTTATCTTCTTTTAATTGTAAAACATAATTAAAATCTGTAAGGTCGTCTGCCTTAAATCCCCACCAACCACCAGAACGACCTGTTACGTCTAGTGTAAGACCAAACTCTTCTTTAAATACTGTCTCCCAATTGTTAAAAAACATTGATATATTACGTTCTATTAATTGGTAATAGTCATCTTCTGAAATAGTGTCTGATACTTTTGAATAGTCACCAGTACCTTTACCTTTTACATTGAGAGCGACAAAATCTGGTTGATAGTGATATGTTCTGTTATCCCATTTTCCATTAGTGACTTCATTTAATTTGTCAGCTAATCTATTACCTAAGTCCATATTTTCATAAACATAATCTTGTAATGTGTCTTTAAAAACTTCAAAATCCATATTAATTTTTCCTTTATATAATTAGTGAAAAAATAATGCTGTTTTTAAGTCTTGGGAGCGTTTACAGTGGTCCATATTTCAGAACTTATTAAACCTGTACCATCGGAAGCTAACAGCGAAGCTATGCCTCAGCAATCACGGTTTGAACGTGGCTCTCCAGCCTCAGGGGTAAAAGGCTGATGTGTTATCATCTACACCATTGCTAACATCTGTGGCGAGCAGCTCTTTTTGTCCCAGTGAAAAAGAGTAAAAGTCCCCGACTACCAACTCAGTGCGTCGATTTCAGGCGCCCATTAACGTTTCTGCACTAGTCGCTATGCAACGGAAGCATTGTCTTCCCGGAAACTAGTTAGCCCTATGCTTTTAGCAAACTATTAAAAAGAATTTAGTTTACCAAAAACCTAATCATGTTCCGTATTCATCAGACTATGTCTATCTCCAGAGTTTTATCAATCATCATATTAGCTCGTGCGCTGGAGCCTGCACTGGATGAGTTACCATAGTCACTACTCATTTCCATTAGCACTAATAAGGTGTGTTCCATATATCAATATAATTGATGCTTGTCACATGCACTAGCTATCCATTAGGGAAATGGTTCACTAACATGCCTCTAAACACACAAGTCGGCATCAACCTATTTATAGAGTATACTTTTTTAATCTATAATATTCATAATTTAGTCCCACCAGCTATCACCATTTTCTGCCATGAATTCTGCTATTTCATGGTAAAGGTTTTTGCGGTCTTGTCGATAAAGAGTTATTGACTCTTCCAATTTTTTACTTTTCTCATCTGGGTCATCAATATCAGGCCACATATTAAAGTATTTATCATCGGTATCACTCATATTAATGAGTTTCTTAAGCATATGTCTAAAATGTAAAAGTTCTACTAGGACTCTTCTTAAACCTCTTGCTTTAGATTTAATATAAGGTGATAATTTAGCATAAACCTTCATATCATCTACTAACATAGTTTGAGCACCGGTTAGTAAACCTTTTAATACATTTATTTTAATACCTTTGTCATCAATGATTTTTTGAATATCTGTCCAAGTATAACAAGAAGGGAAGCATGTTACACTTTCCTCTGTTTTAGTTCTATATTGAGGGGCTACTTCATGACCTAAGCCTGGTTCATCTAAGTTTAAGTAATATTGTTTTTTCTCTTTAGGAATTTCAGAAGGTGGAATTTGCTCGTCAAAAGTTCTTTTAATTCCCCAAGTAGTAGTACATCCCCATCCATCAAACGCATCATTATGATAAAGATAATAATGAATTAAACCACTGTCTGAAATAGATTTATCAACTTCTTCATTTCCAATCCACCAAGAATTTTCAAATCCTACATATTTTTTGTGTTTATGATCTTTTTTAGTAACAGTTTCGCGTAATTCTTTGTCTGAATAGAATTCTTTTCTATTAAAACTCCAATCATATTTATATTGCTCTGGATTTTTTTCACGAGTATCTAAAACTTGTTTAGCGAAAATATTCCTATCACTGTCTGTAGCGCCTTCTTCAAAAAATCTATAAGCATTTACATAAAAATATTGATGATGAGAATACTTTTTAAGGTTATAAAACATATGCTCTGTTTTCAATAGGGCCATCTGTAAAATATCTGAGTCACCATTCCAAGTACAAGTTGTTATATCTCTTGCGATATTATCATATTTAGATAATTCATATTTTTGAGTTTCATCATTAAAATAATAATGTGGTGTCTTTCTAAAGCGATACCAATATTCAGTTTCTGCCCATTGAGAAATTATTCTTTTAATTTCACGAAATGATTTTAATATTTTTATCATAATAATTAATATTAACTTAGAGATAATATACTTCAATGCCAATAAGACTGTCTTTGAAAATATCTTTGATAATAGAAGAAACTATATTCCAATCTAATCCATCTAGACCACAGCCAATTTTAGGTATTCTAAGTAAAGAAATATCATATTGGTTACATTCAAATTTTAGGTGTTTTATAGCTTCAGTTATAGTTTCATAGGTGGGCTTTCCATATGTAAATTCTTTTGTTACAAGTTCAATTTCTAAGAGATAATGTTCTCCATTTATTCTATTAAAGCATAATGACCACCCATGTCCTTGCCATGGATTTTCTTTTAAGAAACGTTTTACAAATGTATCTGATTGAAAAATTTGACCTATAAAAATAGGAGCTATTCCAGCGCCATAATTTCCATCGTTTGCTATACAATGTGCATAAGCAATATTTTGCTCAGCTGGTAAAATAAAAGTATTATCGCCTATTTTTTGGAAATGTTGAAATAAATCACCTTTAATTTCGATATATGTCATATACTTTAAAAATTATTTATATCGTGCATGATCCTGCCAGCTGTTTCTCCTAATAGGTCTCGCGCCATATCTTCAGATATTTTATTAATCCTTTTCTTTTCTTGTTTAGAATAAGCTTTGTTTAGTGAACCTAAAATATAATTATCTTCACCATATCGTTCATCTAACATTTGTGTTGCTTCTTCTATAGAAGAAGCATAAACACTCTGTATGGTGAGTGAGCCTTTTAACTGAAAATAAAACTTTATACCTTATTTATTTTTAGATTTTTTGCCCATATCAATAATATCCATCTGCAATATCAGCGATACGACCTAGTCTTTCTTTTAGGTCTTCAATTTCATTTTTGTCATCTTCACAAAAATCAACTTCATCGTCTATGAGATCTTCAAAAGCATCTCTTGCTTTAAAATCATCTAGTTTATTTTCTTTATAGGCTCTCAATAGTTTTTCAATCTTTGTAGGCCTATCATCTTGATAGTCGTAAAACTTTGCCATTATAATCTCCTTTAACCTAAGCGGTAGAGTTTTTTAATAGATGGATCATAACCATATAGTTGAATAGTAGGTAATCTTTCAGGCTTAGATTTTCTGTCAACATAGCAGTCGCCGCCAGTACTCTCATCTACATAATTTTCAAGGTCATCGTAGAAAGTATTTGCATCCTTTTCTAACATAAAACAAATTTCATATTTTTCTTCTTCATAAGCATATGAACTACGATCTCTTGTTACAAAAGTTACTTTAAACATAAGCTCTCCATACTAATTGAACTCTCCAGAGTGATTTAAACACTCGTCTTTACATCACATGGGAGAAAAAATAGTCCCACGCAGGCTTGAACTGCGCATCTTCACCTTGAGAGGGTGACGTGTTTACCAGATACACCATGGGATCAAAAAAGATTAAAGTTGTTCAAAACGTTGAAATGTTCTAGTTAATGCTTGCTTATATTCAATAAGCACTACCAAAACTGTTCTAGAATTTTCTATTTCTAAATTATTAGTTTTAGCATTTGTAGGCACTAACATTTTTAAATATTTATCACACTGATCTATACTCCATCGGATTTCAGTCTTTAAAAAATCGATGTCAACATTATTATCAGTCTCCATCTGCTGGTATACATTATCAGCATATCTTGTTAAAGACTCAATTTTAGAGCGCACTGAAGATAAATCTATTGAAGCTTTTATTGCTTCTTTTAAAGGCGTTGCTTGCAAAAAAATTCTAGCAATATGCTCATCTATAATACTTATTAGAGTTATAAACTTAGCGTCTGCTTTCATTTTCATAAAAAACCTCCTTTAAAAATATTAACATTTTGAAATTTATATAGGACCTATCCGCTGAACGGAATCAGTGCACCTTTTTGGTAAGCGGTGTGGCATATTGCATATGTATCACCAGTAGTTTATCTCTCTATATATAGATTATACTAAAAACTAAGACTTTTGTTCAATTTTTCTTTTGTAGGAAATAATATCTCCAGTCTTTTTTAGTAGTTCAATAACTTCTTCATTGGTTGTTACTTTTTCTTTGAGAATGATTGCGCCACATGGAATCCACGTTCCAAATACTGCTAAATTTTCAGTTGGATTTATTGTGCATCCATATCCATTTCGACCAGTATTTTTGAACATTCTACTGTTTAAATCTTTTCTTTCATAAGATCCGACTCTTAATGGTAAAGTTTCTAAATTTATCATATCAAAGTATTCCTAATAATTTTAATAATGCATCATCTGTATCTGAATAATTTTTTGGAGTAGTAGCATAAGGTATATATTCCAACTCATCCATTTTTTCAGTATCTAATATTCTATAAGTATAGTGGCCTCTTGTATCTGTTAAAATTAAATGCTTATTTTTATAAACATAATTTTTATTACCACATTCGGTGTGTCCTACAACTTGATATTTAATTCCTCTTGGCCAGTTATCTTGTAACAGAGAGTCTGGTCTTATCCATACACAACTCTCTCCTGAACTGTCTCCAGAACTACTCCAACCACAATGCTCAAAAATTTCTACATTATATGGATCACCTTTATTTGGCGAATGAAATACCTCATTTAAAAATTTATATGACGCATATTTATAATATTCTTTTTTATAGGATTGCATTTCTTCAAAAGTTTTATTTATTCGGTCTTGAAGGTCTGTTTGAATTTTTCTGTATTCAGCAATTCGCGCTTTTTCTTCTTCTGTTTCTGCATTTACAAGAGAAAAAACTACTCCATCAAAATAGACTTTATTTATATTATGAGACTTATAATTTAAGTCGTTATATCTATCCATGAGTTCTTGTGGCATATCATCAAACTCATGTTTTAAGTTTATAAAATATTTTACATGCTGAAGCCACTGTTGTGATACTCCTGCATGAGAGAATAAAATATTATCTACTTTATAAATAATATTAAGTTTATCAATATTATCTACAAACATCTTTTTATATTTACCAGCATATTCATAGTGATGGCCACTAACACATTCACCATGTCTAGTCTGAGCTAAATAACTTAAATCGTGATTTCCAAGTAATAGCTCAAACTTATCAGGCTCATTATCCTTAAATTCGATAAGCTTATTAAATCCTTCAACCATACTAGGACCATTTAAGCTTTCATTAAAGTCATCTACTCCATCTCCAAGCCAAACAACTTTATCAACTTCATCTTTATGATCTTTGATATTTTGAAGAGCTGCAACATAATTACCGTGAATGTCAGGGATAACTAAAATCTTCATACTAAAATATTAACTTCTGAGGTTTAGCCGCCAATTGGATATATAACACAGCCTGTATTTACAGGAAATTTTAATTCGTCTTCTATATCTTCTTTAAAAGGCTCATCTTTATCTTCAAGTCGTTTTTTCATTCTATCTAAATAATTTTTAAAGTTATCTTCTATATCTTTGTGGGCTTGATAGAAAAACTCATCATTTTCACATTCATCAGATGACGCATAAATCTTCGCATCTTTATTAAGAAGCCAATGCCCTAAAGTCCAAGAGCTACTAACAACTTTGTGATAAAATTCTATATTATTATAACAGCCTAAAGAAAAGAAATTATAATCATCTTTACCTACATAACCATTGATATGATCTGGAAATTTTAGACCGTCTATTTCTTTGTATTCAATTTCATAGAGAAACTTAATATCAAAGTTGGCCAATTTATCATAATTTTTTGTTTCAGAGTTATATTTATAAAGATATTCTCCTGTTAGTTTTTCATAGAGATAATTTTCTAATGACTCTGTTAAACTTGCTAATCTACTTTCAAATTCTTTAATATAATATTCATTAGCCTTTGCCTTAAAATCTACAAAATCTTTATTTTTTCTTTCTTTAGCCTCTTCAGCTGACATTCCTCTATAACTAATATAGTCATCATACTGAAATAACTTTCTATTCCAATATTCCAACATTGTACCATAAGCATAAATAAGTTTGTCCATGAAATTACTGTGAAGTTCATTATGGCGACAACAAAACATATCACCTTCCATTAAGTCTTCATTAAGTTCTACTTCAATAGAATAACCATTTTCTGTTTTATAAGGCTTTAATATTTCTTGAATTTCTTGTTTAGTTGTATTAAAAAAGGCTGGAACTGTTATGGCATGCATACTAGATGAGTTTGTCTCAAAGACGTTTTGTCTAATTGTTTTCATTAAAAACCTCCAAAAAGAGGCTCCTTATGGAGCCTTACTTTTTAGTATTAAAAGTGGAGCCTCTGTTTTTAGACGCGGGTACCGGTAACGATCCGGCCTTATTCAGCTTATGAGGCTGATTAGTACACCTGTTCTATAACCCGCAAAGTATTAAAAGTACCAGAAGGGGTTCGAATCAATTAGTTTACAAGTTAGCTTCAAATTAACTACTGTTATACCCCTTACTGTGTAAGCACGTACCGATACTCGAAATCGGAACCTCAGAGTTGGAAGCCCTGCGCTCTGCCACTTGAGCTACACGTGCGATTTCTTTTCGTACGTTTTCAAATTAAATTTTGAAACCGTATCATATATAACTTTTTTCGTAAGTCCTGTTGCTTTCATAACTTTTGTTAGCCAACCAAACTTACATAGGTCAACATTTGAATTTAATATTAACCATTTTCTTTCTTCCCAAACTTCCAAAGCTAAACAAGAAGATGTTGGGTTTCCATTGCAATCAACTCTGCCTTCTTTTCTTAAAGATTCAAGCTTTTCTTTATGAGCTTGTTTTTTATCTATCCACTTTATTTTGCTTATATAACCATTATCAATAAAGTTTTTAGCAAGCTCAATTGCCTCTTTTGAATTTTGACAAATATATTGCCATTTTAGTCTTAAACAGGACCAACTCAGACTTTTGCAAAATTCATCTTTTATTAAGTCGGACTTAGATCTTTCTTCTAATTCATGCTGACTTCCATCAATTTCTATATATCGCATTTTCTCTGGCCAAGCAAAGTCAAGACGATATTTTCCTATATGAAATTCTGATTCATAATTTTTATCAGAAAATTCATTCTTTATAACATTTTCAAACCACTTCTCAGGGTATGACTGTGTTCCAGTTTTTCTTTTGTGCCAACCTGTTGCTCTACCTTCCTTAAAGGCTTGCTTCATTCCCTCTGAAATTTTCTTGCGACTTTCTTCAGAAAAAGAATGACCTATATAATGATCCGCATTCGGGTTTGACTTACAATATTTTTCATGAAATCCATGTCCCGACTTTGTCGTAACCCACTCCTTTCCGCAAAACTTACAACAATAAGTTTTTTTCGTATTTAATTGCCCTTGTGACTGGTCACAAATACAGTGATAAACTTTTCTATGTTGCTCAAGAAGTCTTCTTGTTCTAAAAATACTTCCACAAGAATTACACTTCCAATTATTGTATGCATTTTTCTGTTCTCTTTTTGTTGTATATCTCATAATATAGTTAGTTAGCAACAATAAGGTAACCGCATCATACCAGATGAGCTACTGGTACATAAAAAACATTTTAAGAATAATAAAAAGAGTGTTATATCAGCTTTCAGTGGGGATCGAACCCACAAATATTCATTAACAGTGAATTGTTTAACCATTAAACTACAAAAGTATTGAAGTAACTCTTTTCAACTGCATTAAAATGTCTAGTAGTTCCAGGGGGAATCGAACCCTCATCCTCTGATAGAAAGTCAGATGAACTAGCCGTTGTTCTATGGAACCATAACAACTAAGGAAAAATTGAACAGTACATTTTTACCTGCTCTACCAACTGAGCTACATCTCCACGAATTGGAGACGACTGGAATCGAACCAATGACACGGGGCTTTCAAGACCGAAGTAACTGTTACGTCTGCATTAGTTGTATTGTTATGTGGGACATTGCTTTTTAAGAACACTGTCGCATTCCTAATTATGCCGTCGCAATATAAAGCTTTGTCTCTTAGTTCATGGAGGAGTCGAACCTTCGTTCTCTGGATGAAAACCAGATTGCCTAGCCGTTAGCAGAATGAACCATAAAATCTTAAGTATAAGCGTAATGGCGTTTTATACTGCTGGACTCGAACCAGCCTAGTTTCCGTGACAGGGAAGTGAATTACCAAATATTCGAAGTAACCATCACAATCTGCATTAAGACTTAGAGCTGGCTAGGTGATTCGAACACCTGTGGGCTTACGCCTCCGGATTACAAATCCGGCACATTCAACCTCTCTGTCAAACCAGCAAATAATGGTAATTCTAACCTATGACTAACGCTTACTCCTTACCAATGTTACGTCTCGACGGTCTATGCGGGAGTTGAACCCGCCATCTCCGCAGTGACAGTACGGCGTGATAAAACCGATACACTAATAGACCAAAAAATGCTCAGAGGGGAGATTCGAACTCCCTACCCATAATAATAATCTTTCCAATCTTTTCCACAATTCTCCATTTGTTCATACATTGAAACTAAAGGTTTAGTTAAAAGTTTTACATCTGTATGAGCAATCCTATGGCAATTTGGACAAATATAAGTAAGATTATTCATATCATTAGTACCACCTTTAGACCTTGGTACAATATGATGAATATCCCAAACAACACCTTTAACATAAAGGCCACAATTACTACAAGGTAATTCCATACGCTTAAATATTTTTGATGCCGTTCTTTTACTTACGTCTTTTATAGACGTAGGATTTTCTTTTCCTTTTGTGTGCTTAATAGTAGTAGGTTGACATTCGAAACAAAGTTTTCTAGAATAATCTTTCGTATGAAAAACTTTTCCACATTTTTCACAAGTACAACCTTGCTCTTCATATTTAATGAAGGCTAATTTTACAGCTTCAGATCTTTTTCTATTAGCTTCAGCTGTTTGACTTCTTCTATTAGCACAAGCTCTCGAACAAAAACGCCCAGAACCATATGACCCATCATGTTCTTTTCCACATGACTCACAATATTTAATCGAACTCATATTTTCTCCTTGAGTTCGATTTTGGGCTCCGCAGGACTCGAACCTGCCATGATTTCTCAAAAGATTTACAGTCTTCCCCGATGCCATCTCCGGTCATGAACCCATATAATCGAACTGCACTATATAAATTAGTACAGTGATGTTCAAAAAATGCTTCTGCAACCGATACTACTCCACCATCGTAGCCGCCTAAGCATACTTGACGGGGTGTGCAGGACTCGAACCTGCGACCCTTTGATTAACAGTCAAATGCTCTAAAACCTACTGAGCTAACACCCCAAATAAAATAAAAAAGCTCTCCAAAAGGAGAGCTCATAAAACTTTTTTAATTATATAGTTTTATTAACTCTCTCTTTTATGCAAAGTAGTTTCTTCTGTCCCATAATCATATGTTACATTTTCATAAGAGAAATTATTATTGTAATCATAATTCATAGTAAACATTGAAAATCTACTCCTCCAAATTAAGTTTTATATTTTAATTAGTACAATCACTAAAAATGATTGATATATTTATATTAACATACTTTTTAATATTTTCAAAGAAAAGCTCCAAAACTTTCAACTGATTAGAAAGAAAAAAGCTTATGCTAAAGCTCGGTCATACTTGCTACAATAAAGGTAAACTAAGCAGATTGTCTACACTTTAGTTTCATTAATTAGGGAGTGCCCGGTTAAAGACAACTTTCCACCACCAAGTTTCATTAATATTTAAGGAAGCTTCAAAAAACTTGGAAACAAATACCTTATTTATAGAATATACTTAAAACTTATTAAAAGTTCAAAAATATTCTTTTGTGGAGATGCGTGGCTCTGCCCCACGGTCCGAACTATTCAGCACTAGTAAAACTTTTACTAGATGGCGTCTTAGGTTGGTTTTTCTTGGACCTAGCAATATCAACTATAGAACTGTTCACTAAAATTGAAGTTAACACAAAATTAGTTACTCGACTCGGTTTAGTAACAACATTTAAGATACTGAGTCTTCCTACTCAAATGCCGTCGAAAGAGATTATACTCTTTCGATTAAGCTGCGAGGCGAGAAGCCTTGCGAGCTGTTCTGCTTGTTCTGTTAGCATTTATTTGGTCTTTGACTAGTTTTTTCTCTAGGTTCTGCCATCATTTTACCAGCCATTTTATAGCCGTCGAAACTATATACATCCCCGATAGTTTTTATATTAACACCCTCTTTTCAGAGGGTGTTATTTTTTAATTAAAAATACCTAAGAAACCAAGTGAGCAAGAATATTCTTTTCCAAAACCGTTTACTATACGGAGAATATTCTTAGGACGAGTAGTATTGAAACCAATAACCTTATAATTACGGCCATCATTTCCAAGATACCACTTATCATATTCTATTTTGTCAACCAAAGTATTTTTCCAATAAGCTCTCTTCTGTTCAGCAATCCAAAGCTCTTTTGAAGAAACCTCATCAGTACCAACATTTTTTACTTCCAAACGAGTGTGAAAATCGTTTGTATCATAAGTAATATTGCCCAATTGAATTTTTACTCCGTATTGAGCTTCAAGATCAGCCACAGCTTTAGCAAAATCTTCTCTAAACTGTGACAAAGTTGTTTTATTCATTTTCATAGTATTTACCTCTTATAAAGATTATACTACTAAATCTTGAATTGTTCAATATTTTCTTCAATTTCTTTAAGATTTTTTCCAAAATCAGTGTTCATCTTATTTAATTTAGATGTAGCATCTTGAATATTTGAAATACCTTTAGAAATTTGTAAATAAGCATCTTTCATAGAATGCGAAGCTTCTTCTAGAGTTGCAACTGTTTCTAAAATAGATTTAGAGCCATTTTCCATTTCAGCTGAAGCACTTTTTACTTCAGTTGTAGATTTGTTCATATCGCCTAAAGCGTCTAAAACTTGTTTAGATCCCTCAGTTTGTTCATCCATCGCTCTTGCAATTTGTTCAACTAAAATATTGATTGTGTCAGTCTGATTATCAACTTTATTTAATAAATCTATTGACTCAGAAGCTGCGCTTACAATATCTTCAATTTGAACTGATACAGCTTTTAATGCATTACCAATTTCTTTAGATTGCTTAGACGATGCTTCAGCTAATTTTCTAATTTCATCTGCAACAACAGCAAAACCTTTTCCTGCTTCACCTGCATGAGCCGCCTCAATTGCTGCATTCATAGCGAGTAAGTTTGTTTGTGCGGCTACAGAAGCAATTGTTTTATTAGCATCTGTTAAAACCTTTGAGCTTTCAGTAATAGTTGATAATAAATTATTTACATTTTTATTTTTCTCAATGCCCATTTTAGTGGCTGACACTAAGACCTCAAACTCTCTTGACATATTATTAATAGAACTTGTAACAGCACTAATATTACTAATCATTTCCTCAATAGATGCAGATGCTTGAACAATAGCAGCTGATTGAGTTTCGACCATATTATTTAATGAAGTAATATTAGATGAAATTTGAGTAACAGCTGAAGCAGTTGATTCTACTGAGGCATCTTGATTATTTGCAGCAGAATTGACATTAAACATTGCATTTAAAATCTTTTCAAGACAAGTTTTATTTTCTGCAACAATACTATTCAATTCACCATAAGCTGTAATAACTTTATTTTTAGACTCATTAATAGATGTTACTGTTTGATGAACCATTCCTACAAAATTATTACAAGACGCCATAACTTTTGTAATTGCGTCATCCCTATCAAATGATAATCTTTTTGTAAGGTCTTTATCACCTGAAGTGAGCTCATTCATATTATTTTTCATAAGATTTACTTTTTTAAGTAAATTGGAAATCATTAAAATAACTAAGACTAGTAATAAAGACGCAACTGGAATAGACGTAGCAGCAACTTTAAGTCTAAGGTCATTTACAGGTTGTTCTATCTCAGATTTACTCATTGAGACATTAAGCTGCCATTTTCTATTTTCAAATTCAATTATTTTTGATTTTATAATTTCGTCTTTTGAAGGCTCTTTTCCTACTACAGGTGTAGCATCGCCTGTTACATCAGTTATATAAATATGACCTGTTTCATAAAAAGAAATATCAAATGCACTTAATGACTCTAAACTTAAAAAACCTACACAAACACCGGTCTTTTCTATTTGGTCTACTTTGTCAAAATACTCAAAGCTAACCATAATAGGCATAGCCATTACACCTGTATTTGACCTTCTAATAGGGTCTACATATCTTGTTACACCATTTAAGTGAGCTTTATAATAATCTTTTGAATGAATTCTGGAAGTTTCATTAAAATGGCCTTTAGCATCATAACTTTCTAAGTTATTATAAGTTCCAGAGTCATTATCCTCATCCCAAGCGATCATCACATATTCAAATCCGTGAGGCTGTGGGATTTCACCTAAATAATAAATTATATTATCTCTGGAGTCTTCTGGCTCGATGATTGAGTCTCTGAAAGTTTCAAGTGAAACTATTTCAGAGTTCAACCATGTAGAAATATGTTCTTCAATTAAGTCAACATTTGTAGTCAGAGCTTCTTCAAATACATTTCTAACAGGAACTCTAACTGAATGAACATCATAAGTTAATATTGCAGCAAAAAAGCCAAAAATACATAAAAATGAGAAAATACCATATCTTAAAAGTAAATTGGCTTTTTTCATTTATTCACTCTTCTTAAGTCTGTCTTTTACTGCTGATATAATTCCAATAATATAATTGTAGCAGAATTGTGTTACGCCAACAGTTGAAGCTGCAATAATAATAGCTCTTAAAAAGCCAGTCGCTACTGAAGTTTTATCAAAAAGAGCACCAATTAAAGAAACACCCACACCTACTAAAGCTTCAAAAACAATACCTATAATTGTCTTTACCTTTGGACTTGTAGTTGCTACTGGAAACAAATTTTTAACAACATCTACATAACCCACAGCGATTACAGATGCAATTAAAACACTTAAAATTAAATTTACCATAAATACTAATCTCCTATAGAATTTAGTTCTTTTAATCTAGTTGCAACCATTTCAGCTATTTCAACTGGACTATATTTTGAAGTATTTATTTTCATAAAATGGTCTGCATACACAGGGTCAACCATTGAGTTCCAAGCATATTCAAAAGCACCTCTATGTCTTTCATAATCTTCAACAAAATCTACATCTGAACGACTTTTATTATTTTCAATTTCATTAGTATCTTTTAATCTTTGAAGCCAATCTTCTTTTTCAACGTCTAAATAAACGAATAATGTATTTTCTTTATAGCCATTTGTAACAGGATAATTCCAAGGTCTATTATATAAATGACTATAAGCAATTTGACTTTGAAGGCCTCTCGCTTGATAGGCACAATAATTTGGAAATACTTTAAACATTGTCTGAACTAAAGTATCTTTTCCGCATTTGTCAATCCCATCAAATTCTACCTCAAAAACTTGAATATCACACGCTAAGCTCATATTCTACCACCTCTATACGTGCTGCATTTGGAGAAACTTTTGTAAGTTTACCTGATTTATCCCAAATATAAACAGCAATATATTTATTTTCATCTATTTTAAGCCAATCACCTAAGTAATCAGTTCCGCCAAACCTATATCTAACATAAGTTTTATAATCACCAAGCATTTCAAATTCTGGCAATTTAATATCAATTATTTTTGTAGATTTTACTTTGCCAGTATTGCCAACTTCACGCATATATGTAGGCATACCAAACATTTTATTATATTTAATATTAGGTACATGATAGTTCATTGGCTGAATTGCTTTATCAATTTCACTTGAACTAACCTTAATTACAGATGCTTCTTTTGGATTAAAATTATTTACAACTTCCTTAAAGTTTACTGCTTCTGTAATTGAGTTTGCACGAGTAATAACAATATCTGCGTATTCTTCAACGTATGATAAAAGATTCCCAAGTCCAAATGTCGCAACATTTCTCCAACTATTATATTTTCCACCTAAAACCGCATATGCTATAATGATAATATCTTTTTCTTTACAAAATTGAATAGTTTCTCCATCAGTATAGAATGGATTTATTTCTACCTCATTTGCATAAGGCCAATTACCAGTTATTTCATGATACCTAATAATGTCTTTTTTTGTAAAATTTGAAACACCAATTTTATCAAATCTTTTATCACCTTGCATTTTCTTAGCAAGAGGTTCCCAATTACCACGATTTGAATGAATAAGCATAATATCAATTTTATCACGACTTAAATACTTTAAGTGATTATCAACAAAAAAGTCATAATCATCATAGTGATAACTTGAAATTTTACTAATCATTTTTAATTTTTGAAAATTACTAAAAACGTAGTCGTTATCATAATCAATTGCTGTATCAATATAATCACAATATTGTGACTGAACTTCAAGAATTGACCTAAGCTCATGTTTATCTAGCAAGTTAATTTCGTATGTACCAATGGCATACTGTTTGTTCATCAATAATTCTCCTATAGAAATTATATTAACTAACGCATAAATAAAAAATGGGAGCTAAAGCTCCCGTAAAAAAATCTTATAAAATACTACCGATTGTAGTAATCTACAGTTTTAATTCTCTTTTCAGCAACAAGTTCAAAATCTGGGTCATATGTTGTTGGCAATTCTTCGCCATTTTCTTCAGCTGTCATCCACTTTTTAATCATCTCTTTTTCACCATCAAGAAGAAGTTCTGGACTATTTTTATAATAGTTTTCAAGTTCAAGCTTCCAAGAAGAGTTTCTCCAATCATTATGAGCTGGCTCACTGAACTCATATCCTTCTGGTGTTGGGAAACGAGCAAAGTCATTATTATAAGTATGATCACGATTGTACCATTTCTTATTGTCAGTAAATTTAAACATCCATTCATAGAGCTTTTTACTCAAAGGATCTGTAATTTTATCAATTTCTTTTTTAACTTCATTTCTCATTAAACGATAAATATGATTGATTTCATCTGCGAAGTTGTTTTCTGTACGAGTATTACAAGAACGAGCCCAATCACTAAACGAAGCATTATATGTAAGTGAGATTGTTTGACTATGAAGTCCAAAATAACGTGACTCCATATATGTTACTCCAGCTTCACACATATCAATATAAACATCTTCAAGAATTTTCTGAGCTGCTTCAATTTTATTCATCCAGTCTTTATTTTGATAAATGACACGAGGAACGATAAAGTCTTGTGTTAAAGGACGAACGTCTCCTGATGCTGAACAGAAAAATCCACGTTCGCGTGTAAGTTGAGCTAAACAAATACGAGAAATATTCTCAATTTGGAAGGCAACATTTTGTCCTTCAAGAGCGTATTTAGGAAAAGTTTTTCCTGTAACAATTTCTTCGATAATTCTCTGAGCTTCAGGATTATCAGGTGAGTATTCTCCAAAATTACCTTCATTAAATTCTGCATACTTATTAAAGTTATAAACTTCTTTTGCAAGATCATTTCCTTTAAATGCAACAAGTCTTACTTTAATGTCTTCATAACCATTATGAAATTTTGCCATATAATTCTCCTATAAGATATAAATTAACATTAATTGTTTTCTATACGTGACCCAAAAATATCTTCAATTTGTTTTAATACATAAAAACTTGTTTCAGTCTGGTCACCTAAAGCATATTTCGCTAAGCTAGTAATTAAACTCTCAAATCTAGGTCTTGCTCCTTCGTAGACTTGCTTCATATAAGAGCTATTACCAAGTTCCATCTCATATTTTGCATATGAAACAACTGACATAATATCAGCTAAAATACAAACTAAAGCCTCTGGACCTTCAGCATTATTAAAGCGATTTAAAATTGAAGCCATCTCATCACTAAGGTGGTCTTTTAAAACTTTTTCTTCTGCTTTTTCAAGCGCACTAGCTAAATCTGGATTTTGTGCTTTAATTGGGTGTGGTACATCAGAAATGTAGGCCTCTGAATAATCATGCATTAATGCTAATGCAAGAGCTTCAGTTACATCAAATTGATAATATTGTGCAAGTTTAAGAACATAAGCTGCTACAAAAAATGAGTGCTCTGCGACAGACTCTTTAGATGACCGAGGCGCTGTAGCATAGCGAATTATAAAACGAAGTCTATCTACAGATTTTGCAAAATGTGTTAAGTCTTCTTTTTCAAGAAGTTTTTCAATAGTGCTTCTATCCATTTTATTCAACATTTCCTTCAAATTCTTTTTCGCACTTCTTAAAATCAAAGTTTTCTTTTACAAGAAGGTCGAGAAAATCATTTAGTTCTTTTTCATCTGAGCAAACTGTTACTCCTGAAAAAGCAAGCATAAGATTAAACTTAGCTGATGGGTCTGCATGCTCCCAATAATAAATAATTGGAACTTTTTTAGCATAAGCATACCCTGCTTCAAAAAGAGTACCCATATCTTTTCCTTCTGTATTTACAATACAGAAAGCTGCGTTATCAATTGCTTCAACATTTGCATCGAGAATTTTTTTTCCAAGAGGTGCCCCAGGTTCACCAACAACTGCTTCATCTTTTGGACTAAAAATATTGATTTTATGCTTTGCAAGAGCACTATAAACCGTAAGTCGTGTTCTTTCCTGAGCATTTATATCTTGTGACCCAGGTGTCTTATCCTTAAACCAACCAGACGATAGATAACAAAATCTATCTAAATGTTCTTTATCATAAATATTTTGTTCAATCATAATAAAAATATTAACACTCCTTGTTCTTCGCCCCAATAGAGTTTAACACCCATCTTAAAATTTTTTTACTACTTAAATCTTTTTCAGTATATTTTATATTTACAGTACTGACACCGTTTGATAATGACTCTAAAACATAGCTGCGCTCTTTTTTTACAACTCGCCAATGTGTTTTTTCTTTGTATTCGACTAAAATAGTGTCTGTGCCGTAATCAACTAAACGATAATCTGCATAATCTAAGTCTCTTATAGTTTTCTCAATCATAGTAAAAATATTAACACAATAAAAAAGAGGACTAGCCAACGACCAGTCCTCTTTAGGAGGTAAACTATATATCTTTTTTAAATATACTTTTTATTACATATTGGCACAGTTGATGCCGAATAAATTTCTAATATGCATAATTGCCATAGGATCTACACGAGCTGTAATAACATACTTTTGATTACATTTATCACAGCATCTCATCTGCTCTCCATTAGGCATGTCTTTTTCGCAATGAATAGCATCAGGATAAATAGGCCAAGTTGAATTACCATAACCTTTAAATTCTTCACCACAAAAACAACACTTCATTTACTTATCTTCCACTCTGTTCCAATAGGCTTCTGAGCCTGGGTGTTTAGCCCATTCTTTACAAAAATTCTGAAATGCATTATTCTCTTCAGAAGTAAACTCTTTTACCTTTCCACTTTCCCAAATAACCTCTCCATTTTCAATAATCTGATAATAAGTAAGATCATTTTCATGTTCCATACGAAGAACTAGTTGGGCAATAGCCTTAAGAAGCTCGACAAAAATAGCTAAAGCACCGATTATAGCTAAAATAGTTTTAATCATTACCAAACCTTTCCATTTATTATTTCAGAGTCTGAAGACCTAGCCATTGAATTACCATTTGCATAAGCTTTAAGCCATTCCCACAACATAGCATAGTGATTAGCAGGAATAAACCAATTCTGACCATAATCAATATAAAGGCCAACCTCTTTTTCGTCTTTCCAATTTTTTACAATTGGCGGATGGTTAAGAAGAGTATCAATATACCAACCAGGAGTCATTTGATATTCTTCTCCATCCAATTTAATTAAAAAATGAACAGTTGGTTTACAAGGTGTTCCATCATAGCTTGTTTCAAAAACAGCAAAACCATATTTTGGTGTAACCATCTTAGCTGATAATGCTTTCTTAATATCCATAGTATTTACCTCTTATAGAGATTATACCTAATTATTAGTCTTTTTTCAAATCTTCTATGGCATTAATAGTAATTGTAATTACTTCGTCCTCATAATAATTGCTAAGCTTTTCTTCATTAAATTTTTGATAAATATTTGGAGACCCAAGCTCTTTTGGATTCTTTGCTTTATACTCCACAAAATATTCATAATGATGTATTTTTACAAAAGGTTTAGGTATTTTAATATATTTTCGCAATCCTTGTTTTGACTTAAGCCAAGGAATACGCCAATACTTCACGTTTTTGTCGTAAATATGAATCTGCGTAATATCTCCAAACTTTAAACGTTCAATTGCGTCAGACTCATCTTTATGGTCAAAAACAGTTTTTTTATTTTTTAAAGCTTCTTTATATAGTGAAATATAAACTGTATGGACACTTTCTACGCTACGAAATCCAGAAAAAGTATCTTTGTCTTTATCATCAAAATGTGGTAAATTATAAGCATAAGCATATTTTTGAATATCGTCAAGTGATAAATATTTAATATCTTTAGAACTTAATTTGAGATATTCACAGTTTTCAAAAACAATTTCAACTTTAGTTATCATTTTACCTCTTAAAAATTATAAAGCATTACATCTTTTTGTGTAGAACGATCTTGAGCTTTATCATAATCAGATCCATGAGGTGAAACACCCTTAAAAGCTTTTTCGGATAAAACTAAAACTTTCCAACCAGCATCAAAAAATGGTTTTAAGTTTTTAGTATCGCTGAAATCATCAACTTTTGTTGAACCAAATAAACATACTGGATTTGTTTTTGATTTTTCTGTCAACCATTTTACAAACCTCTCTGAGTCCCAACTTTCTGGCAAATAATCAGAATAAGTATTATCATAAGGTGGGTCGACCATCAATAAGCCTTTATCAATAGCTAAGTCTTCATAATCATTAGGGTGTATTTCAAATTCTTTATTATCTATACATACCAATCCATTTTTTAATGTATCTTTAATATTATCTGCATTTACAATTTTGCCATTGTAAGCTTGATTAAAATACCAAGGATTATTTGGAACTTTATGTCCATTCCATCTTATCAGTGATGAAGTACATGTATGATCCAACCAGAAAAATTGTATGCATCTTTGATCAAAATCACCAAATTGAGTATTAAATATTTCTCTAACTTCAAAATATCTTTCTTTTGAGTCTATATACCAATCTTTTACAGATGAGTCAAACCAATCATCAAAAGTACCATCCTTAAAATGGCTATATGCTAATTCAATAAAAGTTGAAATAAAAATATTTTTTTCGTTATAAACTAGTTTATCAAAATAAGGCGCCAATTGACAAGTTAGAGAACCAGACCCACCAAAAATATCATATAAAGTTTTTTCACTGCATAATTCTACTACTTTTGCTATTTTTTCGCCATATTTTCTTTTGTTCCTAAATACGAAGATATAAATCTAGCGTTTACATTAATATTCATCTTCAAACTCCTCATCTTTTAAAATGAAATCATGATAAAAACTTTCTAAAGAGACTAAAATGTCCCAAATTGCATCAATGGATGGAAACTTTCCTTTTTTGCATTTTTCTATAATAGATGCTATATCAGCGAGTCGTCTCCATTCATCAAGTTGTTTTTCTTCAGGTAAAGAAGAATAATTTTTAAGGTCTCTTTTATAATTTTCTTCTAAAAGTTCTATTTCACCATAGGGATATAATCCATTATTCTCTGCGTCATCTAAAATAGCATTAAAAACAGTAATTATATTCTGAATAGATGGGGAAATTCTTTGCATAAATTCATCTTCTGTCATCATACAAATTTAAATATTAACAACTACTAATTTTTTAACAAAGACTAATTATATTTATAAAAGGAGAAAAATAAATGGATAAATTAGAAGCCCTTATTTCTGAAGCTCTTCAGAAGTTCCCTTCAGAAGATATTCGCGAATTGGTTGCTAAAGAAACTGGTCTTACAGTAGAACAAGTTTCTGAAAAAATGAATGAAGCTGCTAAAGCTGCAGGCGACAGCTTCCCAGCAGCAAATTTTGTCTTATTCGAAAAAGGTGTAGTCATCCCAAAGAATTATGTCGGTGATTTAGATGGTGATGGAAAAGACGGCACTGAAGCTGACAAAGCTATTACTGTAGAAAGAGTTGAAGAAGCAATTGATACTGATAAAGATGGTCAGATTACTTATAAAATTGGATATTTACCAGAGTCGTCTTCACGTAATGTAGACTGGTCTGATTTTGGTAGTCTTTCATTGAGTGATATTTCACTTGAAACTAAAACTGCTAAAATTGGTATAACAGTGGCTGATGCTCTTAAGTCATATGATTATGATAATGTATTTACATCGTACTCTGGAAATGTAAACGGTACTTATGAGTATACAACATCTGCGGTTGACGAAAGTACAGTTGAAAAATTAAGTGATCTTAATGGATTCAATCATTTTTATTATATTGATGATACATTCTTAGCTGATGGATCTATAATTCTTCTCCATAAGAGAGCTGCTGTAACTGAATAACCAAACTAATTATCTTATATGAAAATAGATATTATAGTTTGCTTTTGTGATAAAGACTATACTTTAATTGATAGATTTTTAAGTTATATTAAAAGATTGACATTTGATTACCAGCTTACTTTAATCGATAATCGTGTTGATAAGAGTATTGATTTACATGAAAAATTGGCAAACTATAATTATCTTATACCTGAAAAAGATAGAGGTTTATTCGAGTCTCGTCGTTATGGATTTGAGCATACTAATAATAATTTTATTTGGTTTGTTGACATTGACGACGAGATTTTTGATTTTAAATTAAATATCCAACCTAATGATGATATTATTCTTTATAATTTTAAGGTTTGCGATTTAAATAAAGACACTATTGGTAGTAATAATAGATGCTATACCAATCGAATATATAAAATAGACCCGAATAATGATAGTCAAATTGGATACGTCAATTATTATTTTATGCATGATGGTATATGGAATAAAATCTTTAATAGAAAAACACTTAAAAAATGCTACGATTCTATCCCATATTTAGAAAACTTTTTTATCTATGAAGATCTTTTCTTAGAAAAACACCTTTCTTATTTTGCAACAACTTTTAGAACTGATACTCAATATATCTACCAGTGGAATATGACAACCACTTATGAGATTAAAGATCATATGGAGGATGGCGAAAAGTTTTATAACTTAATCGCCAACCCAAAATTAAAAAAAGAATATAGAAAATATCTAGATTTAATCTATATTCAATTAGACTCTGAAAACCAGATAAAGGCATATTGACTATAATCGAATAATCTTAAGTAGCCATTTCGTTCCATATTTTCCCACTCAGTTAAATAAGGATCATAATTTGCTAAAATATTGGCAAGCTTCGACTTTTGAAACTTTAGTCTAGACTCACCATTGAGTGATCTTTTATTTATAGGAGAATGAGCCAGAAAAATACCCAGTCTTTAGTTGGGTGTATGAATGGCTCTAATAGTTCAAACATACCATGGACTAGGAGTAGTTTGATATATAGACTTAGACTGGTCATATTTTATAATTATATCATCGTCTTGTAAATCTTCAAAATTGACTGATCCTCTATTTGTAATAACTGCTGTAAACTCTTTATTATCCCAAATATTACCTTTATCATCTTCAACTTCAATAAGTTGTCTAGTATATGGAGAACAGAAGAAACGTTTCATATAATCGGAAATTTCTCCATGAGACGGTATTTGTTGGAAGTTCGGATCATTCATGGCATGCCGCATAGATGTTGTACCAAAAGCATTACAAGATGGATGTACCCTATCTGTATTATCATCATTATGATGAACAACACAATTTCCCCATCCAATAATAAATGCATTTCTTGCAACATTTAATGAGCGGAATCTTTTAAGTGTATCAATTCCAGGTTTTCCAAGGCGTCTATACTCGGTTAAAGCAGCATCTGATGTTGGATATACTCCTGTTTTTGCTCTTTCACCAATACAAGGCCATCCTAATTTTTCAAAAAGTTTACCAAGCTCAACAGTTGACGTAAATGGAAACTGTTTTGTAACTCCCCAAGTTTTAGCTAATTCTTCTTTACAACCTTCAATTTTTTGTTGAATTTCTTTATCAGCAAAAGTCATATATTCTGTATCAAAGAATACGCCATTTATTTCATTATCAATACAGGCACAAAGATTTGGCATCATTACTTCTTTATACCATCTATAAATTGTCCATTCTGGAATTTTTTCATTTGGTATAATTTCATCGATATGGTGGCACCAAGCATCCATAGCTACTTGTTGGCGCCATGTTGAAATAGGGTCCATGCCTGCATATTCTTTAAGGATTGGAAATACAATCTGCAAATATGATGTTACTTTCATCTTTTTCTTAATTTTATCCAAAGCGTCATCATATCCACCTAAACTTCCACACCAAAACCAAGTTCCAGGTTTCAAACCTTTTGGTCTATAACTACACATAGCATGTGATAATAAGCATGTATCATCAGTTGGATAAATACCTTTAATTCCATTTGCAAATAAGAATCTAATATCGAATTTCCCATTGGCTAAAGTGAGTCGTTTTGCCGATTTTAATACTTTTATAAATTTTCTTTTATAAACTCTTAAGTCTGACCAGCTAAAGAAATATCCAATTTGGCCATCATTACAAAGCTGAACAGTTCCTAACTGATCTTCCCAGCAATTAAATCCACCAGTTTCAGTATCAAGAGCAAGTAATTCTGAGTCCATTAAGCTATTTAAAACTTCATCGATTTTATTAGGCTCAACCTCAATCACAACTGGATCTCTCATATCTAAACTATTTGTAGAAAAATCATCGTCTTTCATCATAGCCATATGCTTTCTAAAAATACGAGTATGCATATTGACTACGTCTGTTGAGTTTAATTCTTTATATGGATAAATTGCATTAATAGAATTAACAGGATAAATCCACTTATCTGGACCACCAACAAATTTAGAACCACAGAAATAACGAATTGGGGCAAATAATTCATCTGTAAAATCAAAATAGCTGATATCTGCTGATTTGTTTAAAATACGAATTGCCCAACCAAATGAAATAATAGCTGAGCATTCTTTTTGCTGGTAATTAAGATATTTTCTCCATTGAGACTCTTTTGCTAACAAATCTGTTGTTGAGGTTTCATCCAACTTATCATAATCAACACAAGAGAGTGCAATATATGAGTCAATACCAATTACCTTTAGGTCATTTTTAAGATTTTGAACAACTCTTTTATCTTTCTCAGCTA